CAGGCCGAGCTCCACATCACCAGGGTGGCGGGTCAGGATGGCGTACCGGGTGGGGCGGCCCCATTCGTTGATCTCGACGCCCAGCCGCCATTCGTGGCCAGCGCGATCTGATACCCCGCTCTTGTCCTCATCGAGCTGGTGCGCCTCGATCAGCTCCAGCGCCAGCGGGGTGCGGCCCTGCCCCATCGGCTGCCGCACGATCCTGATCAGGCACTCGCCCGACTCCGGCAGGCTGCCTGCGATCATCATCTCAAAGCCGTGGAACGACAGCCGGCCCGCCACGTCGCAGGTATCCGGTCGGCACCAGCGGCGCCATGCTTCCTCCAGCAGCCGATTCCGGCGCACGTCCTTTTCCGTGCCGTTAGGGCGCATCACCTGCCCCTGCATCTGGATCCCGCGAGGGCCGACCACGTTGATCTGCGTGGTCCGCTTGGCCTGGCGGGCATAGGGGTTGTCCCTGACCAGCTGATGGCAGCGGTCGCGCAGCACCGCCAGGCTGACGCGCAGCTCGGCATCGGCGGAGGTGGTTGGCGCCACCAAGTCGTGGAGCAGCCGGTTACGCCGGGCGCCCTCAAACATCCGCTGGCCCTGCTGCCGGCCGTGCCGGGTGGTCAGGATCTGCCGCTGCAGCCAGGATCGAACACCCATCAGCTCACCCCCTGAAACCGCACATAGAGCCGGCGCGGATCGCCGAGGCCTTGCGCGATCATCTCGGCGCGTTTCTCACGGGCGACCTCGGCCTTGAGGCGGTCGCGCCACATGATTAGATCGGGCAGGTCCACCCGGCGAACTTTCCTGCCGCCGGAGCCGAGGCTGCCGATCTGATACTCAACCGCACCACCGACCAAGGCCCGAATGGCTTCCTCGGCAGCAGCCAAATCTTTCTCGGCCTGACTGCGATCGTCGAACGCGCCAGACGTTCCGCTGAAGGCCAAAGTCTTGCGGACGGTCAGGCTGCCGCGGCGCAGAGTGTGCGGCACGCCGTCAACCGTGGCCACCACCTGCACAGTCCAGTCGCCCGATGCCATCGCAGCGGTGGTGGCCGTGGTCAGCGTGACGCGCCAGCCGTCATCCGTCAGCGTCGCCGGGGCCTCGACGCCGGCGCCGGCTGCAGCGGCGCGGAGCCATGCGACCACGGCCGTAGCGTCATCAGGCGCAGGCTCAAGCCAGGTGACCTGATCGCCTTGGTAGATCTGCAGCGGCTGGGTCATTGATCAGTGTCGGCAGCCTGTCTAGATCCTGACTCAAGACTAGGGAGAACAGGAAAAGGCGGGTTGCCCCGCCTTGCCTTGCCGCCGGAAGCGGCCCTCGCCTTGCCACGCCAGTCCCTGCCACGCCATGCCTGGCCTAGCATCGCCCAGCCGCGCCCCAGGGTGCCGCGTCTGCCCTCAAAAGAGAGCAGCAGGGAGCCTCCGCAGAAGCTCCGTGCTGCTGTCTGCAGCCCTTGCCAGGCCCGGCCATGCCTCGCATGGGCTCGCCCCGCCACAACGTACCCCGCTGCGCCTGGCCTTGCCCACCCCTTGTGAGGGTGGCAGGGAGGCCGGAGCCTCCGTGCCACCGTCTGTGGCCCACACCATGCCCAGCCCTGCCGAGCTTGACATCGCCCCGCCTGACCTAGCCAGGCCTCGCCGCGCCTCATCCGCCAATGAAGGCGGCAGGGAAGGCCCGTAGGCCCTCCGTGCTGCCATCGCAGCCCTTGCCGCGCCATGCCTCGCCCTGCCTGACCTGACCATGCCGGGCTCCGCCTGACCGAACCCCGCCAGGCCTTGCTGGGACTTACACCGTCACCGGATGCCAGCGCATCAGGCCACCTCCGCCAGCAGTCGATCTAGTTGCTCGGCGACAGGTATCACCTCAGCATCAAACCGGCCATGCTTAGGCCGCCAATCGCCAATCCCCACCAGCTTGCCGGCGTCGATGGCGATCTCTTCAACGTCCCGCATGTTGAGCACGTCGGGGTCGTACTGAGCCAAGGCAGTGATGTTCCAGTTGCGGAACACGGGGCGGGTGCGCATCACCTTGGCCATGCCTACCTTGACGCCAATCGTGTGGGTGAAGTCGCCACTGGCAAACATTTCCGAAAGCGTTTCATCGGTGATGATCTCAGGTTTGCCGTCAAACTGCAGTGAAGCGTGCTCAGTGAAGAACAGGCCGCACTTCGCTTGAGGGCCGCGCTTTGACTTTTTGGCGCCGCCGATCATCGTGCTTTCAATCACGTAATCAGGGATCACCAAGTCGCCGTCGATGCGATATAGGCCAGCAAGCCATTCAAGCCGGGCCAGCTCGTCGTAATCAGCGTCGGTCTTCTTGCGCTTGCTGCTGACTGCTTTCATCGCCTTCGCGTAAGTATTTCGCGGATCGGCGGTCTGACCGTTGTGGCACAACAGTGGGCTCACGCCTTGCAGTCGAATCTGAACAGAAGGAAGGCTGGACATTTTGTCTCCGTGAAGTTGTTGGAACAGAAAGTGAAGGCGGGGCAATGTGAACCGGATCGACTTGCTTTTTGGGGTCCAGCTTGAATCGTTGGCGCCGAACTGAATTGGTGATGCCGTCATGGCACTCGGAGCACAGCGTCAGCAGGTCTGACATTTGCTCGTTGCCGAATGACGGGTACGTGTAGTTCGGTGGGCCAGCGTTCTTGTGATGAACCTGAAGCACAGGCCAGCCCAGCTCAGCCAACTGCGCAGCAGTGATGCCGCACCCTTGGCACTGGTGGCCGTCGATCTCAAGGCGTTGCTGCCTGCGCTGCCGCCACTGGCGAGACAGGTAGTAGCCGCTAGGAGTGTTCAAGCATGGTAAAGCCGGTTCTGGACCGGGCGAGGTGTCAGCGGCCGCTAGGCTGCTGTTGGATCAAACTATACCACGATCAGAGCATGGCGCAAGGAATCAGGGTCCAGGTCGTTCTGCCGGTGCCCACCGTCGAGGCCCTTAGGGCCCGCGCCAAGGCGGAGGGTCGCACCGTCTCCGCCATGGGGGCGTTCTTCATCGAGGCGGGCCTGCGGGCGATACCTGACCTCGCAAGGCCTGCTGACGCGCCTTAGATCACCTTGAAGGATCGGGCCCGGCGCGGCGCGGGCTGCTGGTCTAAGGCTACTGACGCCGCCAGATCCCTTGATGCCTGCAGCTGCGCGGCCAGCTTCTCCCACATGCTCGCCTTCGCATAGCGCCTCGACGCCAGCTGCAGCGCCGCATAGGCGTACACCATGCAATCCAGCGCCTCATTCCGTGCGCTCGGGCTCTTGACCCATTCGCGCACCGGGAATCCCTTCACGTAGCGCAGCTGCTGCTTTTCGCTGGTCACTTGGCTGCACCATTCGTCATCACCCGATAGGCCGAAGTGCACATAGCCAGGCCCTGGCTTGTTGTGCCGCAGCCGGCCAAACAGCGTGGTCTTCACCGTGTCGGTGCCCACTTGATACAGCACCACGCCGCGCTTAATTGTCTTGCCCTTCCAGTTCACATCCTGCGGCGTCCCCTTGTTGACGGGCTGCTGACTGCGGCGGCTGCTGCCCTTGATCGCCACCACGTATCGATCTCGGCGCTCCCTGGCGTACTGGTACACCTCATGGGTTGCGTGGCCGCCTGAGTCGATCGCCACTTGCGCCAGCCTGAGCTCTCCGCCACCCTCCACAGGCCAGGCAGTGTCCAGCACGGCATCAAGCTGATCCCATACCTTGGACTGCGTAGGGTCGCCCATGATCTCTTGGTGCCACACCAGCCACGCCTCTTCACCGGCGCCCCAGCCCCACACGCTCACCGCTAAACGGTTGTCCTGCACGTCCACGCCAGCAGTCAGCAGCAACACGCCAGCAGGGCAGTGCCCCGGTGGGTATTCCTCGCGGCGTGCAGCCAGCCCTGTGGCGCTCAGAGCAGCGGCGTAGTCATCCTCGAACGTCTCGCCCAGCAGCGTGTTGACAAAGGTCTGCAGCTGCGTGCGGTCGCTCTTCACCTCCAAGAACTCCTGAACCAGCTGGGCCCAGCTGGCGTTCGGGCTGTAGCTGTAGGCCGCCCAGATATGGAATCCCGCCAGCCCAGGACGCTTGCTTTCCGCTGTGGCCCGCCACTCACCCCGCTCCACCATCCATCGCTTCTTGCTGTGCGGGATCAGCTGCTGGCAGTTCTCGCATTCGTAGGCCGCCGTTTCCGGTAGCCCGTTGCCGTCGGCATCCTTCTCCCACTTCATCTGAGTCCACCGCAGCACCTGGTAGTGGTCACAGTGCGGGCAGGGCACGAAATACCGCCGCTGATCCGACAGCTCAAACCACTTCTCGATTCGGCTAAACCCTTTCAGGGTTGGCGTGCTGATCAGCCCAATCTTTCGATTCCAAAAATACTCCGATCGCTTAATGCCCAGCTTGATCTGATCGCCCTCGGGCGTGCTGGCCGGATATCCGTCCACCTCATCGAACAGCACAATGCGCCGGCTGACGCGGCGAAACCCCCTAGCGCTGTTGGCCCCCACCATCTGCAGCGCGGCGCCGTTCTTGAACTGCTTTAGCAGGATGGTGTTGCTGCCGTCTTTCTGTTTCGGGTCAACGATCAGCGGCTGCAATACAGGCGTATCGCGCAGCATCGGGGCAACCTCATCCTTGCTGTAGCCCTCGGCGTCCTCCACCGTTGGCTGCACGATCATCACCGGGCAGGGGTCCTGGTGCGTGTGGTAGCCGATCACATGGTTGAAGATCTTGGTGGCGCCCACCCGCGCCGATTTCTGCCAGACCACCATCTCCACGGTTGGATCGGTAAACGCATCCATCACCGCACGCTGATACGGCAACGAGTGCCAGCGGCCGGCCTCCGCCGAGCTCTCGGCGCTGAGCATGGCGTACTCATCGGCCCACTCGCTCAGCCTGAGTTTCCGTGGTGGCCGCCACATCGCCGCACCGGCCCGCAGCAGCGGCAGATCGATCGCGCTCACAGCTGCACCTGCGCAGGGCAGCCGGCATCCTCCGCCAGCCCTTCCATCGCGTCCCTGATCAGGGCATCAATGATCTCCGCTTCCTCTGCGGTCAGGTGCGGGATGCGCTGGCGGCACGCTGTCCTGACGCCCAACAACTTGGTCTTGGCGCTGTTGATCAGCTGGGCCCAAGTGTTCACCACGCTTTCACGCTCCACTAACTGGCCCTCTTTCTGCCGGCGCTCGATCTCCAGCAGCAGGCTCTTTTCGTATTCCGTCTTTGCTCGGCTTTCGTTGTAGTCCGGCACCTCGGCATTGGTGGTGCGCGGACGATCAGCTGGGCGATGCTGCTGTGGAGCGCGCTCAGCTGCTGAGACCAAAGCCGGCTTTGAGCGCCTGCTACGGGCGGCTACACGGCCGGCCTCCTTGCCACCGCCACCAGCGCGAGGCCTGACCTTGGCCGCGTACTCCTCGGTGAACGACGCCGCATCCTTGACGCCGATCGCCCTGCCATTTGGATCGCGCACCACGCAATCAGTCAATACCCCCCGTTTCACGAGGTCGCAGACCGCTTGCCGAGATTTCCCGACAATCGCCGCAGCTGCCGACCAATTCAGTGGATCCATGCAAGAAATCTACGCAAGATTGGCGCTGATCTTGCGCAAGTGCATAGCAGGCAGCGACCAGCCGGGGGAGGATTCTCAATAGTGGCAAGAATTGTTTGGCCTGATACCAAGCCAAACCGAACGCGGCGGAACCTAAC